GTCATTAGTTTTCTATCATTAGATCCCCAATGGAACGTTCTTTGATCTTGAGCTAATTTTATTATATGTTGCTCAGTAGCTCTTATACCTATATTTCTTAAACCTACGTTCTCATCACTTGCTACAGATAAAAATGCTGATGGATTTCTTCTTGCCATAAGTAGTAAATCTCTTCTTAGCTCTTTAGAACTTAATGTAGAGACTTTAGACCCTAGTTCAACTCTTAACACAGCTTCAGCGTGATCTATATCCATTTCTTTTGCTGCAATCATTGCATCTAGTTCTACATTAATATCTTCAAGTTCATCTTCAGCAACTACCTCAGCTTCCCATTCAGAATATATAATACCTTTTTTAGGGTGATATAGTGATAATAGTTTTTGTAAGTTTTGTTTTTGTTTTGGAACAGCTAAAACACCATCTTCAAATATAATGTGCCCTAGCGTTACCTCTCCTTTTTGTTCTTGTAAAAAAGGTGAGTTCTGATTCGTAGCATATCTTAATTCTTTTTGTTCCCCTGTTTTTTCGTCAAACCATAGTAATGGATGTCTTCCAGTGTTTTTAGAATTTAAAGTATATGTTAACGGTTCTTTATCGTGTAATAGAAAATATCTTCTATCTTTAATCTCCCATTTTGGGGCTATTGTTTCTTTTGTTTTTGACATGATATAATATAATATAATTAATAAAATAAAGGGCTGGGTGCCGAAGCACCCAACTCTTTAAAGCAATCTTATTGTTGGAATAATACGAAATTATTCGCAGCTTGAGTAACCAAACATCTTTCAGATAACCAGTTAACTTGCATCGCATCAATGTTAGTAGTGTAAGCACCACCAGCAGATCCTGTGATCCAGTTTTTGTATCTTCTGTCTTCTGTTTGTGAAGCTCTATATCTAACGTGTAAGAATGGTCTTCTTATGTTAGTACCTAATTGTTGGTCATACACAGTTGATGTTCCAGCAGGTATTAATACACCTTCTATTCCACTTACTGCAACTCCACCTCTTGTAGAAGCATCGTTTAAGTATTTCCAGCTAGTTTTGTAGAAGTCATAAGAACCTCTTCTGAAACCAGAGAAACCTAAATTAAGTGCCATGTCTTCAGAGTTTTCAAATAAACCGTAAGCAGTTCCACCTACAGCTCCACCTGAAATTTGTCCTAACATGTCATCAAAATCTAAATCAAGTCCTCTGTTTAAGAAAAGCATGTTTTCTTCAATAGCTCCTTGAGTATCTAGATTTTTAAGTACTTGATCAAAGTCAGAAATTCCAGTACCAGCTGAGAATCCAGACATTACATTACCTCTTGCTTGGATAGCAGAGAAAAGACCTTGAGATCCATAAGCGTTGATACCGCCTCCAAATCCTTGGACATTAGCTTGTTGTGCAGCAAAGCTTACACCTCCAGCTCCAGTTGATAATTCACCTTCAACCATTGCCATTTCTAAGTAATCGTCAAAACGTAATCTTGTTTCAGACTCAGACTTTAAATACCATAAGTATCCTGATGTTCCATCTTCTGTAGCAACTTCTACCCATCCAATTTGAGCCATATCAGAACCATTGATTTGGAATGAATCTTTTATGATAATTGGGTTGTTAGAATATTGTGTGAATGAAGGTTGAATAGACTTGTAAGATCCAGCACCTAAGCCATTATCTACAGGTCCAACAGTTCCTTTAGCAAAAATAGAACCGTATACAAATAGTTTAAGATTTGTAGCTCCAACTCCTAAAGCATCCCAGTTAGCAGCTGTAAAAGGGTAAGCAATAACTTGCTGTCCTAAACCACCTGGTAAACTTGTTTTTACCACACCTTTTAATGTAACACCTGTAGCAGGGTTCATTACAACGATAGTATCGTTTGGAAAAATAGCATTTGATACAGCTGGGTTTCCACCTAGAGCGAACTCTAATGTAGCAGAACCTGCACCACCTGTTTGTGCTACGTTTACATAAGAAACGTGTAGTCTGTTTTGTTCAGACCAAATTACTTGATCAGATGACATTGGCATTTCAGCGCCAACCATTCTAAGGAAACCGTTTAATGTTCTGTTTCCATATCTTTCTACCTCAGCTTCGTAAACTTCAGGTAGGTATTGCTGAGCAAAGTCATTAGCTCCAGCGTTAAACGCTAGATAATTGTTTTGCAAAGCTAATTGTTGTTGAGAAGGTACAATACTTCCAAACACAGGATTAATTTGTCCCATAATAATTAATTTTGTTTTTAGTTAAATTTTCTTGTTTTAATCTTCAGTTTCGAAGAATCAAGACCGCTTATAGCTTTAACTTTTAATCCACCAACAAATACGTCTCCGGTAGGCGCTGGCCTAACATCCTCGGATATGTTTTTAGACTTAGCAACAAGATCTTTAGTAGCATCGGATTTACCTTGCTCATAAAAATGTTGTGCTATTTTGTCAACGTTTTCAGCGGCATACATAGCTTTGTGATAACCTTTAACATCCTTTACATTACCTTTATCATCTAAGAACTTCTTAATTGTGTTTGTAATATTCGATTGTTTAGTTGCAACTTCACTAGGATTTTTAACACCGTATCTAAATTTCTTTTCACCAACACTGATGTCAAAACCTTTGAAATCATTAGTGAAATAATCTTTAGTATTAGATTTAAAATCCTCATGTTGTTGTTGAGCTGTGTTTTGCTCTTCATTATAGCGATTGAAAAAGTCCATAGCTTTTTGTTGGTCTTGTGTCGTACCAGGTCTCAACTTGATTTCCTCGTAATATTGACTTTTTAAACCATCTAAGTGCTTTCGGGCTTTAGCAACCTCTTCTTTATACGCAAGTTTCTTTTTACGAATCTCACGTTCCTCGTCCACTTCTTCATCAAATGAAAAATTATCTTCAATCATGAAGTTAATCTCGCTTGAATCTAAGTGTGATTTGGCTTGTTTGTAATACTCTCTTAACAAAGTATCGTTATCTACATTAGTGTAGTCAGCGTTTAATCTAACATAATCTTCTAATGTTCCACCTGTTTCTTTCATAAAGTCTACGACTTTTTCGATGTTCTCAGGTAATTTAGCTACCTCTCTTGCCTCTTCAGGTGTAGGAGCAATAACTTTTTCTTCAATCTTTTCACCTAGTTGTACTATTTCTTCTTCAACAACCTCTTCAATAGGTTTTACTTCTTCTTCTTTAATTTCAGAAACTGGGCTGGACTCTGATACTTGTTCGTCCACTTTAGGGCTATCTCCGGTTTGTTCTTCCACAACCACCTTCTTTGTTTCTCCGACTTGAATGGCATCTGTTTCTTTTTTAGGTTCTTCTTTTTTTGATAAATCGACTTTAATAATATCGTTTTTTACCAGTTGTTTAGGCTTCTTTTTTATTTTAAAAGAGCCTTCTTCTTTTACTTGTTCTGACATAATATAATATAATAAAAATTAATAAAAGTTTATAGCTATGTAAACTGCTCTAAACCAAATCCGCCTAAGTTATCATTACCAGTTGATTCAAAATCTGTAGGTAGTAAATCGTTTTGACGTTGTTCAATCATTTTTGATTGCTGTGTTGCTTGTATTTTAGTTCTTTTATCTTTACGATCTTCTATAAATTGTTCTTTTTGTTTGTCTCTACCAATTTGAGCTTGAGCTAGTTGCAAACTGTATTGAAACTCTTCAGCCATTAATTGTTTTTTAATTAATGCTTCTTGTTCCATTCTTTGTATTTCAAACTGAGATTTAGCTTGTTCAATTTGTATTTCTGTTTGAGCTAAAGCCTCTTGTTTTTGCACTTCATTTAAAGCAGCTTGTTCAGACTGTTGCATGTTTGCTTGAGCTTGAGCTTGAATTTGCTGTTGTTGAGCGGCTTGATCTTGCTTTTGCTTCTGTATTCTTCTGTATTTTAATATTTGATTTGCTAAAGTTATGTTTTTAACTTCTCTAATATCTATAGCATCTTCTAAATATATTTGACCTGATTGCAAAGCTACTTGTATGTTTTGCTCTAGCATAGCTTTTTCTTCATCATCAGGCTCAAGTTCTAAGTAAATTCCAAAATCATATAAATGTAGATTTTTTAATTCTTCTAAATTTTGAGTATTAGTTAAAGATATACTTTGCATTAAAGCTTGCTTAGTTAAATCAAACTCTAAAGCGTCTGCTAATCTTAATGATATGTTTTCACAAGCTCTTAAAGTTAAATATAAACTAGCATCAACAATATGTTTAGTCGCTATATTTGAAGCGTTGGCAGCCATTTTTTGCAATCCGACTAAAGCGTCTTTGTCTGGTAAACTGCCATCTCTTGCTTCGTTTAATCCTGTTACATCTCTTATCATTTGTAAATAATATTGATAAGTAGCTATAAGTGATTGTATTTTTCCGTTAGAACTTGAAGTCTGTAATTCTTGTATAGGTACTTTACCTCTATTAGGATCACCATCTTGAGTCAAGCTTCTACCAACTATACTACCAGTTTGAAAGTACATGTTTAATGCTTCCTGTGGATTATAATTTGTTCCATTACCTAAATCAACCTCTGCTAAACCATCTACATCTACAAATACACCATCTGGAACCATACGCTGTATAACTTGTTGTAGTTTTAATGATGTTAACTGTATCATATCCGCAAAACTAGTACATCTACTAACTAAAGATTCTATACGACCTTGATATAGATTAGGTGCACATATAACATAGTTCATTTTAACTTTAGTTAAATCACTATTAGGTCTTGTCATATTCTCGGCAAGCTTCCATTCAAGCATCTGTGGAACACCCATAACTTTAGCACCACTAAATAAAACCTCTATTGATCTTGAAACCCTATCAAAGTTATCGCTTTGTGGTGGGTTAAATGTATCAGGCTTTTCTAATGTTTTTTCTAAACCTGTGTCTGTTTTTTTGATTTTAAAAACTTGATCAATAAATGTTTTGTATTCAAAAAATAATATCTGAACTAAATCATTGTCGTAATTTGGATTAGCTATATAACCATCACGACCAGGGTATTTAACCATTTTTTCTAATTCTTCACTTGTAAGATATGGAAATTTCTTTTTGATTTCAGCTAAAGTCATAGACTTTATTTCACCAACATAATATATATCTTCAAAATTAGGATCATTAGTATATGAATAGACTAAATTAGCAGGATCTACATAATCAACTACAACACCCTCTGATTTATTAAAAGTTGTTTTAACAGCCCCAATGCCTATTGTAACTATATCTTCTATAGTTCTTTTATTAGTTAACTGATATTTATTAAAAGCCAAAGTATTGTTTATAGCTTCTTCTTCAGCAATTTCTACAGATTGCTTATAACTTAACTGCATGTGTATTTCTAACTCTTCTTTTGATTGAGGAAGATTCTCTGGATCCGTTGTATTGAAAAGATTTAATCCAGTTTGCTGCTGTATTTGTAGTATTTGCTCTTTAGCCATCATGTCTCTATATATACCACTTACATAATCAGTTCTTTGTTTTAAAGAAAATGGATCTTGAGCATAAGCTTTTAAATCATAATCTTTAGCAGCTATACCATTTACAACTATATCTACAAACTTAGGTATTATAGGTACTGGCTTCCAGTCTAAATTTAAATAAGACAAATCACCATTAATAGATAATTCATCTTTATATTTTTGCACACTCTGCTCGCCTCTAGCGTATAATCTTAAATGATGAAACTGTTGATAACCTGTATTCCATCTACTACCGTTTACTCTACCACCTCTAAACCATTCATACTCAATAGCTTGACCAACTAGCAAACCATATTCTAAAGATTTCTTTTCCTCTTCAGATACCATCTGATCAGGAAACGCACTATTAACACCAGTGTTTAATTTCATCTATTAATTATTTTTGATTCATTGCCTCTATTGTCATACTTAGAAAAGTTTAAATTTACAGGTTGTTTTATAACCTCGGCAACGGGTCTATATTTGTTTTTATTGCAAGCCATAATCGCTAGACCAGAGCTTATTGATGCATCATGTTTTGTTCTATTGTTTATATCAAAAGCAGCCCAGTCTTCTAATGTACGTTGAAAATACATCGTTCCATACTGTTCATTGTTATATCCAATAAACATCTCTATATAAGCTTCAATAGCAGCAGCATGTGCTTGTTTAACATCTTCACTTGAATTAGGTATACCACCTATTTCTTTTTCTGTTACAGATAATTTATGCA